GCCGAAACCGCAACCTTTTCAGCACTCAAAATCTAAACCGAACAGTTAGCGAGTAAGGCAACGTATAACATTCTCTTAGCCAAAGGCACTTTCGCATCCAGACTGTCTGCAAGATCCACTAAGATAGCATTTAAGATTCTGTGACTGGCTGACTTCATCACTTTGATATAGGGCTTCTTAAAGTTAGCAGTAATCACTCTAGTTAAGTGAATCTTAATAGACCTGAGAAAGGATTTGACACTGGTTAAGCAGACGGAAGCTGGTTTCGGAACGACTTCTGCAGGCTTTCTGTCACCCGTAGAGATATCCATAACCTCTTCCATTCCCGCAATCAGATCCATAATGTCAACCTGAGGCGCTTCGGGAGGCTCAATCGGTTCGGCAGGGGCATTCGGTTCGAAAGCTGCAGCTATATCCATCATGTCTTCCATTGAGAAACCCAAACTCGCAAAGGTATCCTCTTCCGGACCTGAAGTCGCAACCGCTTCTGTGATGTTACCCTGAGCGATAGCAACTTCCACAGCGGGTCTCTCTAAGTATGGGGTTGTGTCCACGGAAAACATATTGGCAGCCAGAGAGGTTACCGTATCAGTCCTGATTACTGAAGCGAAAGAGTGAGAGAAAATCGCACAGGCTCCTTGAATGATTTCCTTGTCGGTGCAGGATCTGAGATCTGATGTGACTTTGGCCACCACTGCAGTAACAGGATCTGCTTCCGGATTGAGATAAGCTTCTGATTCCAAATCTGACATGATTCTCTCTGAGAATTCGAAATATTTTCTCTGTCTCTTGATCGTAAACAGTGAGAGTTTCTCAACGTCTGGCTGTAAGGTAAAGAGAGGAATAACGGTGCCAGCAAAGGGTAACATTACCATAGAGGAATAGGGAGCAATTATCGGAGAGCCAAAGATTAAAGTATCCGGATAGTGGAAGAAAACCTGATCGGGTCCTGATGACATACCGTTAGTCCAAGCGTGAGCCTTTAACGGAGACAAACTAGCTGCGACTTTGCTAAAGGTTAAGGAAGTGACTCTGTGAGCTTGTCTCGTACCGGCAAAGAGTATGTGATGGTTAAACTTACCGTGTACCGATTCGACCAAGTGTCCGAGTATCCTATTGTGTTCCATAGCAGTTTCGGAAGAGAAATAGAATCTCAGTTTCGAAGAAATCATCTCTACCTGAGTCGCTGCTGTCAAGGATCCGTTCATCAAAGCAAGTTTCTCTTCCAGAGTGAGATCGGGACTCGTATCTTTGACCAGAGCAAATAAGATCTTCGTTACTAGTATCTTATAGGGATTCAATAGCTCTCTCGCTCTCTGATCCATCATCATGTCGAAAAGCTCATTGGTAGCGAACTTCTTAATCAACCTAGCTTTCAAATCAGAAGAGACTCCCTTGGCGATATCATTAATGTGAGCAGCAACCTCTTCCGCCAGCAATGTGGTAATCTTTCTGTCTGTCTCATCCAAACTGACTTCTGGTCTGAGTGGCTCTTCGATAGCGTACCTCTGTATGACAGCTTTTGTGAAACCCATACCCTCCATGTATCTGTCTCTGATAATGTGTGTGAATATGTCACCTGGTGTCGCAGAGGGAAAGTCAGAGGCAATGATAATGCGTTTCTTGGGCGGATTCAATAAGGACAACTTGTTCACTAAGGCTTCAACTCTCGAAAAGGCCTCGGAGATCGGAACGGGAGCGGTACAAGCCTCGGCTAAGCTTCTGAGTCTAGGTAAGTTAGTGTTAACCTGAACGGCATACGGCATGGCAGCAGCACCGAGTAACTTACAGAGTACTTCTGAGGTAGCAGTCAACTTCTCCGTAAACCAAATGGAACTCCCTGCGATTATCCTAGTCATACACGTTGGCATATCCTTTTTCTGCAAGGTCATCTTACTGGAATCCATTTCGAGTAAGAGTTTGTAAATCTGTAAAATCATCGTAAACCAAGACTGAAAGACATCCTTTATGTGTCTGGTAATCGTATCAGCCTCGTAAATTGGATCAGGAGCAGCAATCAAATCGGAATACTTTCTGGCTATGGTATCTGATTTCAGTACGTCTAAGAGCTCATTTAACGTAAAGGTATCTGCTAAGTCTCTGAGACACGGTGCCATGAAGTCTTCTGAATTCTTAATCATTGCCTTTCTGTCTCTGCTTGTCCAAGGGTCTGCGAATCTCGATGCGAAATCAATATCCTCAATCTGATTCGTTGCTTGCCTGGCTCTGAGATCGGTTCTGGTCCACAATGCCGCCAAACCTCCCGCTCTCTTCAACAGACTGTAAGACGGAACCATACAGGAAAACTGTTTCGATACATCACTCTTTTCGTACTTGGATCTCATTCTGGGAGTCCGTCTCATACCGATTATAGAAGAGTAAAACGTAAAGGCTTCCTGTTCGTAACCCTCTTCGGTTTCCTCTCCGGTCAATTTTCTCTGAGTCACCATGGTAATCTTTTTCATAGAGGAATCAATAACTGAAGAGAGTTTCATAGCCAAACTCGACAAAGAAGAGGGATTGATATCTGAAAAGGGAATGCTCATGAGTCTCGAATAGTCACTGAGTATCATAAAGAATTGGGCTGAGGTACAGTAAATTGAAATCGGTTCTATTCTCGCAAGGTAACCCACTGCCGAAAAGGATCCCGGTAAGTCTCTGAGAGCAGCATACGTTAAGCGCCAGTGTTCGAGAAAGAGAGCATAATTAGTAACGATCAAGTTATACGCTCCAGTAAAGGATCCCGCAGCACTAATGTATTCGTTTGCAGATTCCAGAACATGAATCATATCTTGTGTCATATCAGAACCCATACCCACCTCGATTTTGGCATTGATAAACTTTAAGGTTGGCAAAGCCGGACTCCTTCTGTAATAGAATCTCGAATTGAATTCAGCTTTGTTTATGTCCAAGGAACTCTTGGCCAGATTGCGTAAGATGGAGAAGACAGAACCGACTCTGATTGAGGTATCAATAATCTTTTTCCATAACGGAGAGCGAGCTGCTGCGAATTCAGATCCGACTTTCAGAACCAAAACCTTAAAGGAATCATCAGAGGTCACCAGGGCAGAAGCATAAGCGAGTCTAGCTCCCAAAGTCTTCTTCAACACCGCAATCTCTACCTTTTGTTTCACGGAATGTAAGACGGATGAGAATTCTTGGAAGATGCCTTGACCCATACCCATTTTCTCTACCACAGCAGGTCTCGGACTGGACAAGAGTGCAGCATTGTCTCTGAGAAACTTAAACGCAACCCCTTTCCCCTCCGTAGACTCTACAGTATTGAACAAGGCTAACAGACTGTGTGGCACTTTGACTCTCTTGTTCATCATCATGCTGAAAGTGAATAACGACATGAAACCCAGATCATAATCCTGTTCGGTCAAGATACCGGCCATCAGAGCAGCTAAGACATCCATTCTCTGGTTCGGTCCCCATCTCTTCGCGTCTGCATTGTCGTAAATCTCTAAGGCTGCTTCTCTGGAAGAGGTTCTGACTTCGTGCGCTTTCTTCATAATGGATTCCATAACAACCTCTTTATTGCTGACGCTCTGAACATTGACTTCATCTCCGTAACTGTAAGCTCGAGCGATTTCCTCTACCAGAAACGTTCCCAGTCTCATATAGTAATTCATAACATAAATCTCTCTCGAACCGACTTGGTCTTTCTTTACAATATACGCAGCATACTCGAAACTGTGATTCTGTGCCCAATCGATGATTGAAATCATGTTCTGATAGTAAACAGAAGTGGGAATCTTTCTGAAATCTTTATCGGGACAGAATCTCTGAGGCATTGTCATTGCGTTTAAGAAAGACTTAGTCACCTGGTGAGAGGAATCCGCTTCAGATCCGGACATAGCAGCCTTGTTGGTAGAGAAAGTGGCAATGTCAGCCGTCATCACTGCAGATTTCAAACTCTTGGCTGTTCTGTATTTCCTAGCGAGTGCCATGACTGATGCCGGTGAGCCAACGAATCTCGATCCTGCTTTGGAAATGCACCTCTTCAAGTCTTTGCGCCACTCTTCCATTACCACTACCGGTTCTAGATCCGAACTGGAGTTGAATATAGCAATCTCCTCCAATATGGCATTGTAACACATAGCTTCTGCGATTTCGGGAAAAGCCTTGTTTTTGTTATAGAGTCTCGAAATGTACATGGATGAGACAAAGTAAGAGAAAGAGGTAGTCATATCGCGATCCTGAGGCATAACGAAACACGCACCCGTTTCCCCTTTGAGCCACTTTAAGTAACCGTGATCCCGTAACGTTTCGAGAGCAGTAACGGTCTTGATCATATGTATGGCATACATTACTTCTATCGCAGAGGCAGGCGCCAAAGGTTCCATTTTCTTCAAGATATCTGTAATCGAAGTGCCAAAGGAAGTCGCAGCCGTATATGAATAGCGAACCAGATCCGAAACCTGTGCAAAATTGTCTCTGTTGACCGAAATGTAGCAAGCCATGAAAGCCATATCGTAAGTTAGATTCTGCATGGGAACCATTCCGGAGGAGCGAGTCTCAAACATCCAGGCTGCTGATGCAAAGAAGGTGAAGGGTTTCTTAATCGCCCACTCTAAGGTATTCTTATTGAAAGAGATAGACTTAAAGGTAACCCATTTCGTACTTGCAATAGGTCTGTATGCTGTCAACGTAAACACATTGGAAAAGGATTCGGATGTGCAATTCCTTTGGATCAACGAAACCGAATCGAAAGTGCCATTCTGTGAGAGAAAGTATCTGTGATAGCCAACCGGTACCTTGAAGGAAGCCGCAACACTTTTCGCAACCTCATACTCATGGGCAATAGACCTCGCAATCTTGGTCTGAGCAACAACCTTAAAGACTTTGGACAAGATGGTCTCAAACGTGGCTAACTTCATAGTGGGAACCAATTCAGATGCCATAGACAGTATCTTTGCGAAAACACCTAACGATGACTCATCCTCAATCATTTTGGCATAGTCTTTGAATTCCGAAACGGCTCTGGTGTAGTACTCTGCCACCGTACTGGGTTTCAGTGAAGAAGCGATAGCGGATGCCCGTTCCCTTTTGGCAATGATTCTCTCCTCGGGTTTCGTGACGTATCTGGAAATGGAATCAGCAATGTGCCAGTCTCTCATAAAGGTTTCGACATTGAAAATGATATCAAAAGTGGATTCTGATACCTTTCTGACATACGCATCGGGTTTGTCAGCACTAGTCAAAACGGTTGAGGGTTTGACTCTCTTCATCTTAAAAGCACTGATAATGAAACCTGTTTCCTGCTTGTATTCGAACCAGATATCAGTAGCTTCAATCGATCTCAATGCCAAAATGAAAACCGACATGGGATCCGAACCCTCAGCAGCTAAGTCAGCAGGTAAGTGAGCCGCAACCGGTGGCATTCTCATCAAGTCTCTCTCTTTTATTCCCATATCGATCCTGTTGTCCAGATACTTCTTCAGAATGGCATAGGCTTCGGTTCCAGAACAGAGTCTCTCAAAGGCAGCTATACTCTCAGCAGTATTGAAATGCGTCATGTACTCGTAATCAGACAAGTGAGCCAACTCCGTGTTCTTACCGGATTCGATTTCGAAGGGAGAAACCAAAGCAGCAATGATATCCTCTGCGATTAAGTCTAAGTTGTCAGCTCTCTCTCCAAGAATCTCTTCAGTAGCCACAGACAATTCGGGATTGACTACCGCACTGGAAAAGGCTTTCAAAACTGATCTCGCATTTAGAACCGGTTTGAGTAACAACCTGTCTTCGATCAACTTAGAAGCACACTTAAAGGGACTGGGGAAGGTAGCTGACAAGGCATTGGCTTTGACTTCAAGCAAGGTAGCATCAGAGGTATAGTCAGTGACAATCAGATCAGCTGCCGTCAAGAGATCTGCATCGAATGCCAGTTTGAATTTGTCATCGATAGCATAACTCTCAATGAAAGTCAAAGAGGTTTCAGAAGAGGTTAAGGCATCAGAAGCAAGCGCGTATAAGTGAATAAGTCTGGAAGCCAAATCGTCATCAAAAAACAGTCTGAGTTTGGAAATGACATCAGCAGAGAGAGCAGTAATGATAGCCTTATAAGACACCATAACCTTTGTCGCTGCAGATATCTTTTCGGACTCGGAATCGGCTGCCATGAAAGTTAAGTTGTTGTCCCTGAATGCCAGAATCGCGGCTAACAAGGTGGTGAGATCCTGAGTGGTGATGTGAATCGAACTGGTTTCGAGTATGAATGAGTTTTTCTTTGCGTCTTCGAAAATGTTTGCCATTGCGTAGTTCTTTATCGGTTAATTCTTG